AATGTCGTCTTCGCGACGGACACCGTCAGCGCGTCACTCTCCGAGACGATCGCGCTGGTCCAAAGCGGCGTAACGCCCGTCACGACGTCGGACACCGTCGCCACATCGGTCGCGGAAATCTCGGCCGTCAATGTGACAGTGGTCACGGCCGATGCGGTATCGGTCAGCTTGACGGATACGTCGAATCTATCGACCTCGTCTCAATCCATTACGGCCTCAGACACGGTCTCGATCAGTGTGGGTGAAGGATCGCTGATCGGAATCTTCAGCGGCATTCTGCAATTTCAGAGTAGCGACGATCTGATTGTCGATATCAGTGAAGTGTCGACTATCGATCAGGTTGTGGATCGGCGCCCAATGGCCATCCGCATCATCCCTTTACGAACCTGGATCAGTATCAGCCCCCTATGAGCAAAGAAGGCGTTCAGGTCACGGTAGAACCCGCGTTTTATTCGCTGGCCAAGTTCGATGGCGATCCTGAGCCGAAACCGCTTGGGATCAATGACTATGAATCGCTCACGCGCGATCTGCTGGATCCGAAATGCGTCGAGCTCATCGTCGGCGGTCATGGCCGTCCGACCCAAGTCTGGAGAAAGTAATGGGCCTTACGACCGCCGCTGCCACCGAGATCGCAAAATGTGCGATCAACGATACCCCGACCTATATCAACGCCTCGAATGCCTATTTGGGCGTAGGTGATTCGACGACCGCCTTTTCGAATGCCCAGACCGATCTCCAGGCGACGACGAATAAGCTGCGGGTCGGAATGGATGCGAGTTATCCCAGCCGCTCCGGTGCCGCGGTAACCTTCCGCAGCACTTTCAGCACCTCCCAGGCCAATTTCGCCTGGCAGGAGTGGGGCACGTTCAATGCCGCCGCGAGTGGGGTCATGTGGCAGCGAAAGGTCGAGTCTTTGGGCACAAAAACAAACACGCAAGCTTGGCAGTTGACTGTCACATTGACGTTTGCCGCTGCTTGAACGTAGAAGTAGCATAAATGGATAGCTTTCCCCTCAATTGGGCTCGCGATGAAATTCCATGGCGCTATGAGCCGCATCAGTGGAAGCCCATTCTCGATCGCTATCTGGCTCGCATGCGGTTTGAGAACGATACAGTGCTCATTAGTCGGGAGGATTTTGAACGCCTCTTGACGGAAATGTGGATCGCAGGGAAAGAGGATTAGCGCGTGCTCACGATCATGGAACAGTCCCGCCAGAAGTTCGCGGTCAGCTTCAAGGACGAGACATACGCGCTGTTCACGCCCGGCTCGATCCGCTACCGCCTGGATGATGTCACGATCCCCGAATGGCCTACGGTCGTACTCGACTGGCAGACAGTCGTTCCAGATACCACCGTGGAACTTACGATTCCCAGCAGTGCGAACAGCATCTTGAATGACCGTAACCCCTATGAACAGCGCGTGCTGACTATCCAGAGTGATTACGGGACAGATGATCAGCTCTCCCAGGAATTGAGCTATCGCGTGCGGAATATGCAGGGGGTTCAGTGAGATTGATTCTCTGACTTGAATCAATTCGTTTCATAGGTAATCAAACGTGCCTCGGGGTGGTAAGCGAAAGGGTGCAGGACGCAAGAAGACGGCCGACACGCCGATCGGCAAGCTTCGCCAGGAGCTGACTATACGTGCTCTCAAGGAAGGCACCACGCCTCTTGAGGTGATGCTGGAAGCCATGCGTGAAGCCTACGAGCAAGGCGGGGCTTCTGCCGCAATGCCTTATGCCAAGGAAGCAGCTCCTTACCTGCATCCCAAACTCTCTTCAGTCGATGCGAAGGTAGACGGTGTCATCGGTCAATACGCAGCGCAGCCTATCCCCGTCGAGCAGCGTGACAGTGATGCCGTGGCGAGCCCAGCCGGGACCCCAGCTAACGGCCATTCGCCGGGACACGGTTGATGAGCTGCTTTATGGCGGTGCGGTATTCGGCGGCAAGACTGACTTTCTACTGGGGGATTTCGCACAGGATGTTCCGCGTCCTTATGGTCAGCATTGGCATGGGATCCTCTTTCGCAAGAGCTATAAGCAGCTCGAGGACCTGATCGACCGTTCCAAGCAGATCTATCCCCAGTGGTTTCCGGGATGTCGCTGGACGGGCAGTAGCAAGGAACTCGAGAAGGCCTGGGTCTGGCCCAACGGAGCCACACTCAAGATGCGTCATATGGAGCATGACGATGACTGGATGGAGTATTGGGGCCACGCCTATACGTGGATCGGCTGGGACGAGATCGCTTTATGGGCATCGACCACGCCGTATCTGAAGATGAAGGCTCGGTTGCGCAGTGCGGGTGCGACCATCCCGAACAAACGAATTCGCGCCTCCGCGAATCCGGGAGGGCCGGGTCATCACTGGGTACGTGAATACTGGAAGATTGACGAATATCCGCTCGGGGATCACGTCTTCGAGGCTGAGGACGGTTCAGGAATGCGACGCCTGTTCGTCAAAGCACGCCTCCAGGACAACAAGATCGGGATTGCAAACGACCCCGGCTACGAGAAACGCCTGGAAGGCGCCGGCTCCGCCAGCTTCGTCAAGGCGATAAAGGAGGGCGACTGGTCGGTCATCGAGGGCGCGTTCTTCTCGGAGTTCTCCACAGACCGGCATGTGGTGCAGCCGCTGACCCTCCCAGCCAACTGGACACGCTTCCGGTCCATGGACTGGGGTTCGGCGAAGCCCTTCTCAGTGGGCTGGTATGCGGTCTCAGACGGGTCCCTGAAACAGTTTCCCCGGGGGGCGCTCATCAAGTATCGCGAGTGGTACGGCATGAAGGACCGTCAGCCGAATATCGGACTGAAGATGACGGCTGAAGCGGTAGGGAAAGGCATCCGCGAGCGCGAGAAGGAGCAGCAGGCTTACGGGGTGATTGATCCCGCCGCATTCCACGAGGATGGCGGACCGAGCATCGCGAGCCGTATGGCGCCCACGATCTGGCGACCGGCGGACAACAAACGCATCCCCGGTTGGGACCAGCTCCGTGGACGGCTGTTGGGCGAGGACGGCAAGCCGATGCTGTATTTCTTCTCCACCTGCACGCACACGATCCGCACGCTCCCGATGTTGCAGCACGATCCTTCCAAGGCGGAGGACGTCGACACGGATTCCGAAGACCACGCCGGGGATGAGACGCGTTACGCGTGCATGTCCCGACCGTGGGTTGCGAAGGGCGCCTCGAAAGAGCAGCAGCCGAAAGATTCCTATTCCCGACTCTTTGAGGAACCCGAGACCCGAGCATGGCGAACCGCGTAAAGAAAGCCAAAAAGCTCGACGCCAGCAATCCCAATATCGGCGCTTCCGGTGCAGGCGACGGCGATCCGATTGAAGGCGATCAGCAGCTCGCGCGCTTCGTCCACCAATTTAACCTGTCGGCCGACACCACGCGGGATGCGCGCAAGCAGTCCCAGATTCACCGCGACTATTACGATGGCAAGCAATGGTCCGATGATGAGGTCGAGATTCTGTGCCGTCGCGGTCAGCCGGCGATCACCGACAACCGCATCAAGGACAAGATCGAGTACCTGCTAGGACTGGAGCGGCAGACGCGCACCGATCCCAAAGCATTCCCGCGTACACCGCAGGATGATCCGGGTGCGGACGCTGCAACGGATGCACTGCGTTACGTCGCGGACTGCAATCATTTCCCGCAGACCAAATCGAAGGTCTTCGAGAACATGACGGTGGAGGGCTTCGGGGGCGCCGAGGTCATCGTCGACAACGATCAGACTTATGGGAAGAGCGCCAATAAGAAAGTCTGCATCCGCTATATCCGCTGGGACCGCTTGTACTTCGACGGGCACTCCCTGCTACCGGATTTCAGCGACTCGCGCTATCAGGGCATCGTCAAATGGATGGACCTGGACGAGGCAAAGGTCACGTATCCCAAGATCGGGACCGCCTTCGATCTCTTCACGAGCCAGAGCTTTACCCAGCCCTCGGATACCTACGACGACCGGCCGCGCTGGTTCGACCGCGGCCGCAAGCGGGTGCAGATCCTCGAGCACTATTACAAGGAAGGCGACGGGTGGTACCGCGTGGTGTTTTCCCGGGTGGGAATCATTGAAGGGCCCACAAAGAGCGTTTATCTCGATAGTGAGACTGGCAAGCCCGAATGTCCGCTGATCCTGCAATCGCTCTATGTCGACCGCAACGGCAACCGCTATGGGGTGGTGAAGCGCTATAAGGACCTCCAGGACGAGATCAACAAGCGCCGCTCCAAATCCCTCCATCTGCTGAGCGTCAACCAGGCGACCGCTGAGAAGGGCGCCGTCGACGACATTGAATCGGCCCGACGCGAACTTGCTCGACCGGACGGCTTCCTCGAATACACGCCCGGCATGAAACTCGATATCCGGGAGAACGCCGATCTCGCGGAGGGTCAGTTCAAGCTCCTGCAGGAAGCGATCGTGGCGCTCTCCGGCACGGGACCGAACGAGGCGTTGCTCGGCACCACCGGTGATCTCTCCGGTCGCGCCAAACAGGTCGACCAGCAGGGTGGCGCGATTCAACTCGGGATCCTGACCGATTCCCTGCGCTACTGGCAGAAACGCGTGATGACCGCGACTTGGTCGCGCATCAAGCAATTCTGGACGGGCGAGATGTGGGTGCGCATCACGGACGATGAGAACTCGCGCTTTCTCGCGCTGAACTCGAGCTATCCGCCGAACCATCCGCACGTGCAGAAGGGCATGGCTCAGCCCGGCGGGCCGATGAACAACGTGGCCGAGATGGACGTCGATATCATCATCGATGAATCACCTGATGTAGTGACAGTCCAACAGGAGCAGTTTCAGCAATTGGTAGAGCTCGCCAAAGGTGGTGTGCCGATTCCGCCACAGGCCATCATCCAAGCGTCCAATCTGCGCAACAAGCAACAGGTGCTGGACGCGATGAGCGGCAAACTGCCAGACGGGACTGAGATTC